CAGAATGTTTGCATCGATTCTCTCTGCGATTCTTTCTTCTGACATTTCAAGTGTGATGTATAATACATTCTTGTTCTGCATCAATGCACTTGCAGCCATGTGACACATGAACAATGACTTACCAACACCTGTGCCTGCAAGACATATGTTTAGAGTCTTATTAGGCAGACCACCTTTTGTAATCTTGTTGAAGTATTCTAAATCGAATGGCAGTTTCTCTTCTTCTGTTGTATAGAAGTCATATCTTTTCTCTGCATCTTCAATCTGGTCGTGCCCGATATTAGAATCAAAGGACACGGAAAGCGCTTCTTTTAATAACTCTGGTATTTCGCCTGTTGACCTTTGAGATTTTTTGTCTAAGACTTCAATAGAATCCATGACTGCAATATAGATTGCTCTATCTTTGCACCATTGTTCTGTTTCGTCTGTCAACCAATCTATAGGTGTTTCATCTTTGGGCAATGTCTTTAATAACTCTTTACTGTTCTTGACAACTTGTTCTGGCTTGCCAGTTGCGTTATCAAGATTTATGAGAAGTGCTTCAAGAGTTGGAGACTTACTATACTTGTCGAAGTAATGTGTTATCTCTTCGTATAGTAATTGCTCTGATGAATCAGCAAAGTATTCAGATTTTAGAAAAGGAATTACTTTCCGTGTAAACTGTTCACTCTGTATCAGATTCTTGATTATCGTCTGTTCTATTCTCTGTGTTTCCATATTTAAAATACTGATTACATACTGTTTCTAATCTTTCTAATACTTCATCGGTGAAATACTTTTCTGGATTATTGTTAATTGTTTTACCAAACTCTGTTTTACCATTTGGTAATTTAACTCTAGTTGAAGATTTTTCAAAAACTCCACTTGCAAGAGCCAAGTCTAAGAGACCATAATATCTATCGAGACCTTTATCATATGTCAATCTGACATCGACCATTCTGTTCTCAACTGTCAATCTACTCTTAGCGTTCTTACAGTGTATAATATTTCCTATGATTTCACTACCCTCTTTTTCTTTTCTTTTTGAAAGATAGATAATTGATGAGGCGGCATACTTCAAGCCTGAACCACCACCCATTTCTTTTTGTGGGAACATAGAACCAATCACATCATAAGTATGATTAGTCACTATCATAGGAACTTTTGCACGACCAAGTTTAAGAGTCAACACTCTAAATGCACCCTTTGTAATTTGGGCACGAGTCATGTCTTTAGTTTCTTTTCCTTCAGCAGTATCTTCGATTTCTTTTGTTGTAGATAACATACCAAGTGAATCTAAACAGAACATCATTGGTGGTCTGTCATCTTCTGGTGTTTCTAAATATCTATCGAGAATATTGATTGCCTGATTTCTGAATTGTTGAACTGTTATTACAGGCACAATAACAACTCTTGCTGAATCTATTCCTCTTTCTTCAATCATATCTTTTGTGATTGCTGATTCGGATTCGAAATAGATTACGGCAGCTTCAGGATTATCTTCTAAGAATTGTTTACACATTCCCAATGCGAAGAAAGTTTTACCTGTTGCTGATTCACCTGCGATTGCGGTGATTTTGTTTTTTGGTAGACCACCATATAGTGACCCACTCAATAATGCATTGAAGACATAAGAACCACTATCTATAAATGAGTCTACATCTCCTGCAGCTACGCCATCAGAAACAATACCTGCGTATTCATTACCTGATGCTTTTACTAAGTCTTTAATAAATGACATATTTCACTTCTCCATAATATATAATTTTTAATATACTGTATACAGTATACTACTTTGAGTCTAGATTGTCTAGTGACTTTTCGAAATCTGTTTTGAATTCATCTGAACACTTCTCATATTCCCACCTTGCTTTTAACATTTCGAGAATAACTTTCATTTGTGTTTCTAGATGAATAATATAACCAAAGATGATTACTATCATACCGATATAAAATACATCCATTAAACTGATGGTCATACTTTTAATTCTTGTTGTGTCTCTAAGACAACAACTCCTTGTTCAATTAAAATTTCTCTGTTTGCCATATGACCAGCTTCAGTTTCTTCTTTATTACCACCTGTGTATGCGACTGCATGATGGTCATCAATCATTTGTTGATTGACTGATGTTTCATTTGAACCAATAAATAAGTCCCCTAAAATTCTACCAAACTTTCCCTTATCGTGAGATACTAATTCAATAGATTCGGCTGCTTCTAATATACCTTTAAGATGTTTCTTAGATGCTTTACCAAATTTCTTTTCTACTAAATCTCTTGTTCTAGATTCCGGAGTATCTATCCCAAGCATACGAACTCTTTGTTTTTTATAAGACATACCAAAACCTAGGTCGATGTCTACATCTACTGTATCACCATCCACAACTTTGACTATGCTAACTTTATATCTATACATTTTTATACCTGATTATGTTTTCTATGTGCTGTCTTTTCAGCCCAATCAGTAATTGCTCTTCTTATAGAATCTTCTGCGAGAACACTACAGTGCAATTTAATTGGCGGTAATTCTAAGGCAGCTGCAATTTCTTTATCTTTAATTTCTTTTGCCTCATTAATAGTCTTACCCATTAACATGTCTACAAATAAAGATGAACTTGCAATAGCAGAACCACACCCATAAGTTTTAAATTTAACATCTTCAATTACATCAGTATCAGGATTAATTTTTAAATCAAGTTTCATAACATCACCACATGCAGGAGCACCAGTCAAACCTGTTGCAACATTTGGGTCTTTAGGGTCGAATCTACCAACACCATGTTTAGAAGGATTGTTTAAAACATCTTCGAATCTTTTTACTACTTTATCTGAATATGCCATACTCTTATTTATGCAAAGAATGTGTCTAGACTTGCGACTGGTTCTACATTCCAGTTAATTAGTCTAACAATATTCTTTAATGGTTCAACAAATGATTTATCAAATTGCATATCATAATCTACAAATCTATGTAAATCAAATTCTCTAGGCAACGATGATGTAAATGAGATTACATTTTCGTTTATAGGATTAGGCGTGGTGAGATATGTAAAATGTATCTTCTCGCCATTTAGTATTGGTTCATATCTTTTATCTAGATTCATTTCTTTGAGTCTATGATTGAATAGTAATGAACCTCTTACATGAATTGGTGTGCCTTTAGAATAGATGTGTGTTGGGTCTGCATACTGAATCATACCTTTACACCCTCTAGGGAATGCAACATCTTCTGGCGGTAGTTCTCTGAACTCTTTACGAGATGTCTCTACAAACTCCCATAGTTCTTGCTCGGTGCCATTCATAACAACTTTAATTGCATCTTCTAATCTTCTTCTGACCCACAAAGGCGTAGATGACTTTGCAGTCTCGATACCCATGAGTTTGAGTTTAGGTTTTTCTAATCTAACACCCTCATTGTCATGAACATTTAGAATGTATCTTTTCTTTGCAGTCCAGATACCTTTGTCTGCAATAACTTCTCGACCCATTTCCATTTTCTGTTGATATGCATTTACATAATCTGCGAGTTCTTTGAAACCCTCATCGAGAACATCTTCAATCTTAGACTCTGCCTTAGATAAGAAGTCGATGATTTTATCTTTATCTGTTTCATCTGGCATGATTGTATTCACAAACTTATCCATTGTGAGATAGATTGAATCTGTATCGATTGCGATAACATAATCTTCGTTATCTGTTTTAAGTATCTTGTTTAGATATTCATTGACTATCTTCTCTGACCATTTGATAACTAACTGACCAGAATAAGTAATTGCCTCTGCAAGATTTGGGTCAAAGAAAGCAAACCATTGATTCGCCATAGAACCATATGCTGAGTTAAGTGCAATCTTTCTTACTTGTTGATTGTTGTATGCCCTTTTAATTAGTGTATCGAGTTCTTTGATTCTTTTCTTATCAGATGTTTTTTCTTTTTCTTTCTGATAGTCAATCATCTTTTTCTTCCATGCCTTACGCTCATCATACATGACTTCCATAATCTCAGGAAAGAAACCTTGTTTATCTCTAGAGAACATTACACCATTAGGTGCAACACATGTATTAAGTCTCTTACATATAGACAAGTCACTCTTCATGTGCAACATAGATTCTACATTGACATCTTGTTTCTGACCTTTAATCATTTTCTCTGGCGAAATGTTCCACTGCATAATCAAGTGAGGATATAGAGAGTTCAAGTCAAATGACATGACCCAATTATGACCACCAACGATAGGTTCTTTTACATATGCACCTGCAATTTGATGTGTCTTAGTTTCGTGTTTCTTTTGTGGTGGTGTTTGAACTCCTTGTTCTTTCAAGAAGTTATAGATGATAGTTTCCCAATACTTAACCATGCCGAATGTGTCAATGTAATTACACTTGGCATCATATGCCATTGCCTGAGTCAAGTCTAAGAAACCTAGTTTGTCTTCTAGTTCTTCTACGAGAACAACATCACGAACATTATACTCTAGATACTTTGCATAGTTGTTCTTATATAAAGTATGAAGTGAACCATACTCTGAGTAATCTAGTTTCTTTTTACCTAACTCAAAGTGTGCGATGTAATCTAGTTTGTATGATTCTTGATTATGAAATGTAGACCTACGATATAGTTCTAGATAGTCAACGACATTAACACCATTCAAATCAAATACTTGATTCTTCTGATAACCAAAGTTAGTAAACTCACGAACACTTGACATGCCCCATGGTGATAATTTTTTGTGAGTGTCTTCGCCAAACAATCTATCAATACGATTACAAAGATATGTAATATCAAAATGGTTTACATTCCAACCTGTGATAATATCAAACCATTGTTCTCGCCAATACTTTACGAACTTCATAAGTAAGTCTTGTTCATCTTCACATTCGTGATAGATAACATCTGATTCTGTCTCCCATGGACCAATACCAAAGACAACACAAGACTGACCGAATGGTTTGATTGAGATTGCATTGACTTTCTCGATTGCCTGCATTGGTTCTGGAAAACCATTCTCTGACTCACACTCAATATCAAGTGTTGCAATCTTAATTAGACTAGGGTCAAATTCTATCTTGCCTGGAAATTTATCTGATATGTAAGTATAAACATATCTGTCATAACCATGAACTTCGAAACCATCTATGTTTGAATACTTCTCTTTGAATTTGCGAGCGCCACCCATTGAGTTAAGGTTGACAACTTCGAGTGGTCTACCATCAAGTGCCTTGTAAGGCGATGTGCCTTTCTTTGATGGTGTGTAATGATTTGGTCTGTAAGATACAGAAAGTTTTTGTTTCTTTCCGTTTTGATATCCTATTGCAAGAATTTTGTCACGAGACCGGCAGACATTTGTATAGAAATCCATAATGTAATTATACTACAGTATGGTCTATTCTGTCAATGTTCTTTTGTTCTCGAAATCGAAATTATTTACAGCGGCTGACTTAATATCTGACCAGTATGAAATTCTTTCTAATTCCTTTTCTACTGTTTCCATTGTGTCTGGATGTTCTGCGACACCAGCTGCGTTCTTTGTTAAAATCTCTATATTTATTTTGTGTTTGTCTATCATCGCATCAGCTTGTTTTACCTGAGCGCTGAGAACTTTATTCATAAAATCTACCATACTATTTCCTCACTTGTCCTCTAACCGAGTTATTTCCTGTCGCAATCTTAAAATTAGTTTCGAGTTGCGGCTTCGGGTCAAATACTGTTTGTATAAGACCTTTTTTGATGGTGAAGTTGTATTCTTTGGCAAATGGAATCCACGGCGCCATATTGACTTCCATATTTCCATCTTTTACCTCCACTATACATTGTTGGGTATCTTCGATATAATAATCTCCGTTCCAGAGTTTCTTAACCCAACCGATTAACACTTCACCTGTATCAAGTCTAATACAACTAACTTTCACAGCCCAGGACCAACTCTTGTAATTCTTTACTTCTGCGACCCACTTGACCATACCAACGACTATCTTCCATTTGAGCTGACATTTCTTGCCAGTCTTCATTTGAAACTGCCTTTAACATATTTTTAAATTTACCTAAACGATTTGCACCTAGATTAAAACACATATTGACTAATACATGTTGAATGTCTTCTGGACATTCTTCAAAAATTATGTTGTTATTATCACAAACATGAACTGTTTCATCTACATGTTTGTCAAAATCTGCATCGTAGTATCTATCTACGACTTCTTGTGAGACTGGTGTTCCAACTGGTTCACCAAACTCTTCGTCATCTTCTCTAATTAGATGACCAACCCCTAAGGTTAGATAACCTAGTGAGTCTTCATAAACTTCGAGGACTTCTCCCTCGTGTCTTTTAATTTGTTCTTTTAATAATTCTATATTCATTATTTTACCCTAAGTAATTTCTCGGTATACTCCAGTATCTTCTAATATTGGATTACCATCTGCATCTTTCATTATATTCATGTATTCAGCTATAGATGCATTATAGTCTGAATCATCAGTGTAAGTGCAAGAGTAATAATGTATTTCATTTACATTATCACCTGCAATTACATTGAACTTATGTTCTCTAATGTTTAAGTCAGTTTCAGCACTCATTAAAGTTCCTCAGGAGCCTCAGGCATGTCTAGAACTTCTTCAATCCAAACATATCCTTCTAATACTTTTTCTGCTTTAAGTTCTTCAACTTTATCTTCTTCGCAATTAAATACGAACATCTCAGAACCCTCTATGATTCCGTCTCCGTCTACATCTTTTCCGAATTTATGATTTACTCTTGCCATCTTTTTCCTCTCTTTTGATTTGTTCTTGTATTAGTTCTACAAGTATATCACCCATTAACTGATTGAGTTCACTATTATTTAGTAATTCTTCAATCGCTTCTTCTGATACTTCTGTATCTTTTGGAAGTCTTCTAATTGTTCTTTTAAAGTTCATTTGAGGTTCGCCATCTACGAACTGAACATCACCATATTGATATACTAATCCTTCCCATTCACCAGATACAATTTCTATACCTGCATCTTGTTCATGTGGATTTTCTACAACTTGATATACTTCTTTAAAAAGCATCGTTCATTCTTCTCTCAAATTCTTTATAGTATTCATCTTCTGTAAGATGAACTTCTGAGTAATTTTGTCTTGCGAGTTCTAGTTTCTCTTCTCTAAAAGTATCATCTCTTAACTGTAATGACTTCTCTAAAAATTCTTCAAAGGTATATACTCTTTGCCACTTGTCTATTCTATATGTATTGTTGCAATCATAGTTTCTCCATACAAAAGGAACGATACCTATTGCAAGTGCTTCAACATATCTAGATGTAGTTGCAGTTTCATCTAACCAATTAAAACATAATGTTTCTCTGCAACTCTCTAATAAAGGATAGAGTTTCTTCCAATCTTTTATCCATTTAGATTTTCTCTCTACGCCTGATGGCATACCACCAATAAGTTGGCATGAAAGGTCACTTCGATAAATTTGGCGAATTGTTTTCTCTCTATCATGACCGTGTTTCATACGACCCCAATATCCAAAGTCGATTGACTTTGTAGAACCCATCATTTCTGCCAAAGGGTTTTTCAAGGTGTTTATGAAGTGATACTTCATGCCGTGAATGTTGCCACTAAAATCTATCTCATCAATCTTAGTGAACGATTTTAAATTAATACCTTTGAATACTTCATTGCGATATAACTCTTCTGTATCTGCCCTATCACTACAGAACATAATGACATGTTTGTTTTCAAAGTGTGGTCTAATCTCATCCATATGTTCGTTAGACTTTGCTAAGTCTTTAGGGTTCATCTGTAATTCACCATGATACCTAAACTCACTATCACTTGGTATAACAATTACATCTGCCCATTTGATTGACTCAGGAGTTCTCTTTGGTCTTGTGTTATCAAATGATACATTGTAAGTATCATAGTTGTATTGTGGATTTGCTTTCATCCACTTTACATAGTTTTCAAAGAAACTATCTAATACTGTTTCTAAAGGTCCATTGTATTTTACAAATGAACGAAGTCTTGCTATTGTTATATTCATGATTGACTCACCTTTTGTCTTAGACCACTACTACTAAATGAGTGTTGTCTGTTTGTATAATAAATTTCATGAAGACCTTTACCTGTGAAATTTCTTTCAACATAATCTTCACCCACAAATCTTAAATGTATTTCTGTTGACTCTAGTAAGTCAATTAGACTTTGTTCAGTATCATATGGTATAATCTCATCAACATATTTTACTGCTTGTAGTTGCATGTATCTTTCGTATACAGATTGCACTGGTTGATTCTTTGATTGTCTATCTATACTTGGGTCTGTTTGTAAACCCACAATTAGATATTCACAATTCTCTTTTGCTTCTTTCAACATTACAATATGACCTGCGTGTAGCAGGTCAAATGCACCACATGTAAATCCTTTTTTCATGCCTCTCTGTTTGGGTCCCACAATGTCAAGTTCTTAGTCTTTAATCTATTGACCACTAACTTATATCTTGATTGTTCTTCTTTCCATTCTTTCAACCATCTATGTCCATCTCTCTCTGCATCGACAAAGATAGCATTGGTAAATGCAATCGGTATTAATATTGCACAATGTATAATTATACTAGTGACAGTATTATAACCTAACCAACCCATGTAATAAGTTGCTAGACCACCAAAGAACACACTCCATACAACAAACAATACTAACATAAAGTAAGTCTGTAAACTTGGGTCTGGTATATATTTCAATGGATTGTATCTCACATCCATCACTCTACGCCATCCATTCACAAGACTCATTATCGTTCTTCTGAATAGGCTTGGTCTTTTAATACTCGGTTTTATCATCCTATTCTCCTGTATGATTTCGTATAAATTCTTTTATCACATGCATACCATACGATGCCCATGTAATAACAATTATACTCCAAAATAATAATTCTATCATCGAATTATATCTATATTTTGATTCTGAGTCCAAACTTCGAGTTCAGTTCTAAGTCTGCCATCTCTCTGTAAGTTCTCGAATCGTTTTGAGGCATGTTTCTTCCACCATGAAATAACATTCTCAAATTCGAATCTATCATAGTTTACATTTTTTTCTAATGTATCTGTTTCTAGATTCATATACTCTTTGACATTCTTATACCCATAAGTGCCTAAGTATTGTCTCTTTTGTTCTGTAAGATTCTTTGCATCTACAAAACATTGTTTAAATGGTGTAAGTAATTCACTATGGCATTTGTCTAATGAGTTTCTAATAATAGAAATCATTTTGCCTTGTGTCTTCAACTTTCTACTAGATGCATCTTCATGAACTAATGGATTGCCATTGTTCTTATTTTCAAACCAATCTTTTAGAAATGCATACTTGTCATCGTTGATTGAAGGAACAAAATCTGAATCAGTTAAACCTATAAATTTTAGATATGGTTTCATACCATCATACATCGATGATGATTTACTTGAACCATATAATGATGTTGTCTCAAACATACAAAAGTTTGTATTGTATTTTTTGTTGAGTGTATCTCTTGCAAAGTGTGAATTACAAATAGCTGCAAGTAGTTTACCACCAAGATAATTAAAACCAAATGGTTGCGTTGGTATAATATTGAAACCCATAATGCATGAATCATTAAATCTCTTCATCACTTCTTTGTTCATAGTATCGAGTGGTTTACCTAAAAACTCATTACGAGGTTTGGAGTTAATAGTAGGAGAACCAAAACGAATAAAACCAATAATCTTATTTGTATTCTTTTCATATACAACCCATTTTAAACTTTTGCCTGGTATTGATTTCTGTATCATCTGAGATGCAACAATATCAATATAGTCATCATATATAGGAACTTCTCTACATACTATATCCATATCATTCGGATGCATAGTAAAGTCTTGAAACATATCATCTTCTGGACCCATACCGAATAATGGTGCAGGTCGTTCTGACATCTTTTCAAGTTTTACTTTACGAAGATAGTCATCTATCCTATCGAAGTTTGCATAGTAGTCAATGAATACTTGACCCACGAACTCTGCATCTTGTTTTGAAAGTAATAACATATAAAAAAACCCAATTCCATATTACTACAGAATCAGGTTATTGTCTAGTGACTTTTTGAAATTATGCTACGAAGTCATCTTCTGGTTGCCATTCGCAACCTGTAAGACCACCAGCTTTTAATGCTTGTAGTGTTCTTAATACTTCGTTTGCATTTCTCCCTGTATCTAGGGCGTTCACTGATACATGTTGAATTGTTCTGCTTGGGTCAACTATGAAAGTTGCACGATAGCATACTCCCTCATCTTCATTTACTATACCTAGTTCGGAAGATAATCCTAAACCACAATCAGCGGCAAGTGTATGATTGATATTACCAATCATTTCATTTTCTTTTTTCCATGCAAGTTTACAGAATTCATTATCACCACTAATACCAATCACATTAGCATCGTTTGTCAATGCATCCATGCCTGCAATTTCTGTGGGACATATAAAAGTAAAATCTTTTGGATAAAAGTATATGACCTGCCAAGATATTGGTTGTTCAGATTCGTATATACCAACTTCTACAAATTCATTATTTTCGTTTATTCCCTGTAAAGTAAATGCAGGAAATTGTTCACCTACTGTCAACATATATTTCTCCTCTAAAATGGAGCGGAGTTTTAGATTTGAACTAAAATCTCTTAACTGGAAGTAAAGCGTTTTTCTTTAAACTAACTCCGCACTTATCCATATTACTAAAACAATGGATAAATTACAAGGGGTTTTTTGAAATTATTTTATTTTAATTTCAACTGGTTTGTCTTCTTCTGGTATTACCCTTTTTAAAGACACATTCAAGATACCATCTTCCATGTTTGCACCCTCGATAACTATGTCATCTGCAAGTGTAAACTTTCTAGCGAAAGTTCTACCAGATAAACCTCTATGAACATACTCAGTATCTTCATTTAGATTTTCTTTACTACCTTCAATCAAAAGAACTTCTTTTTCTTTTGTGATAGATATATCTTTCTTACCAAACCCAGCAACTGCAAGTTCGATGTTGAAATTTTCAGCATCAATCTTTACAATGTTGTAAGGTGGGTAGTTTGAATTATCATGCAAGTGTTCTGCACGATTTAATAGTTGAAGAGTTCTGTCGAACCCTATTGCGAATGGGAATGATTTCCCAAAGACATCATCATAGATTGTCATAAGTTTCTCCTTTATTAAGCAAGTTAAAATGTGTAGCCCCAAATGGCGACTACACAAGTATTTATATATTATATAGTGTCTAACTATAAAAAATCAAGCGGTTTTTTAAAAACAGTGATTAATAACTTTATTAAGTCTTCCTGATTTCATTAGTTTATTGAATTGTCGACCTTGTCTCTTTAGGAACTCGGCAGACAATGATGCGTAATATTGCATTTTTATCTCCTGTTATGTTTGGTGACTATCCGTGAACTGCGCTTCGTCTTTCGACTACTTTGTCTTGTCACATAATTGTCACAAAAGTATTTAGTTAAAAACTATGTTTGACTTTCCGATTTTGTTTCTTCTGACTATTTCGTTTTTAACCTTTTGTCTTAGTTTAGGTTTCACTGGTTTATTATAAGCTTCAATCAAATCTGCATTTGATTTACATTTCATATAGTCATGAACAATACTGACTCTTTTAGTTTGTCGGTCAATTTGTTTTGATGTTGGTCCAAATTTTATTGGCATAATATACTCCTATCTTTTACTACATCTTCTCTCTGCACTTCGCCAGACATTATAATTATTGCCTACAACTAGTGCCATTAGAAAATTTATTTCATCCATTACTTTTGGTGTAAGAGCTTCTCTTTTCAAATCATATTCAATTGCTGGTGCAAGAACTACAGTCTTGATAGCAAACATCTTTTGCACTGATGGTCTTTCACCTGCGATTGGATTGAGCTCTCTAACACAATCCCATTTAAGTCCACGATAAGTTGTATAGATGTCTGCAAATTGTAATGTAAGAAATGTTGCCCATTGAGCAGTTGAGATTGGTTCAACAAGTGTAAATTGTAACCTTTTCTGATTTACCCTTGACGAGTATTCTATCGACTTCTGAAAATGTTCTATCTGGACAGAGCTGATAAGTTCTTTCCGATAACAACAAGTCCACCCCAGCATAATTTCTTGTTTGGCCTTCGAGTCTAGCACCGAGGTTGACGGCATCTCCAATGACGGAATAGTCAAATCTAAGTTCTGAACCCATGTTTCCGACAATACATTCTCCTGTGCTAATGCCGATACCGACATTAATAGGAGGCAGATTGAGAGGAGATAGTTCTTCATTTAATTTTTTTGTTGCATCTAATACTTCTAATGCTGATTTTACGGCAAGGTCTGCATGGTCTTCACAATCAAGGGGAGCATTCCAAAACGCCATTATACAATCGCCCATATACTTATCTATGGTTCCACTATTATTTAGTATGATTTTAGTTTGAACATCCAAGAACTTGTTTATGAGTTCTACTAATCCTTCGGGGTCATCTCTATTCTTATAAGCTTCGCTGATAGGAGTGAAGCCACATATGTCCATAAACATGAAGGTCATCTCTTTTCTTTCACCACCAAGTCTTAGTTTGCTTGGGTCTTTTTGTAGTTCTTCAACCATGTCAGGAGATAAATATTTCTGGAACTGCTTCTTAATTTGTTCTTTGAGTTGATAGGTCGTATAGTATTGGTTGAAAGAGGCATGTCCGAAAACAACTACGGAGGAAATCGATGACCAGAAAATATCGAAGAGAACGAGCGATGAAGACCACAAGTAGAAACTCCCACCCACCTGAAATAATACGATACTGGAACTCACTATCGCCGAGTAAACTGTGGGAAGTTTGTAAACCACTACCAATATTCCTAGAAGGACTATCAAAAGAAGAACGACTTCAAGAAATTCAAAAAAGTCGGATTGCTGTATTTGAACTCCTGTCGAGACGGTTTGGATTAGGTGTGCTTGAACTTCGTGAGGATACATTACACCCATTGGGGTTGAAATTGGATTAGATAATCCCTCGGCAGTCAGACCATAGACTAGAATCTTCCCTTCTATATCTGATTCTTTTAAATCTGCAAATGATATAGAATCGAACTGATTCCAATATGATACCATTAAGTCACCACTTGATGTGGTCTGTATTGGTTTGTCTCTCCCCATTTTTACCCATTCAATACCTGCATCTTGTGTGACTCTGGTCTGATAGTTTGGTTGGTCATAGAAAGCCCTAAGAACCTCAAAACCCAAACTAGGATAAAGCTGGCCGTTGGCCTGGATGACCAGAGGAACTGACCTCGTGGTACCATCAAAATTTGGAGTGTTCGCTACAGGTGGTGTGGCAACTGTGACTCCCATACCCCAAGCTGAGTTTTGTAGTTTGGTTCGGGGACTTACTAAACCAGGAAAGTTCCATACATGGTCTTGTATATTACCATCTCCGAATACAGATGTATTTACAAATGGTGCGTTGCCTGATTCTTTTTGAATTGTTGGTGCTGATGATAGTATTGTTAATCTATTCTCTAATGCATTTGCAAAGACTTCATCACCACCGAATCTATCTTCTTCTGCGAATAGTATATTGAATACATGAGTATTTGAGTGATGTGTTTCCCATAATGTATCTGCGTATATGTCTCTAGGGAAAGGATATTGACCATACTTATCTATAGACTTCTCATCTATGTTGACGAGTAGTATATCTTCTACATGTTCTTTTTCTTTTGTTTCATGTAGAACATCGAAGTAAGACCATCGGACATTATCAATAAGATATGGTGACCATATCTTTACACCCACTAATGCGACTATAGTAAGTAATACAGTTTTCCAACCATACATTACTGAATCCAGCAGACTGGATATACGCACCAATAAGGATTAGCAAACCCTAACATCCATAATATTAAAATCCATAAAGGGATTTGTATCCAAGTTTTACCTCTAGACCATTCTCTGAATCGTATGGCGTATGGTGCCATTTTATTAAACAACCAGTCTTGCATTATCCTCTAATGTCCTCTATAGGTTCTGGTATTACAATCTCTTCTTGTGGTTGCATCCAGTTTAAGTATACCCATATTGCACCACCTATGAGTGCAATCATAAGAACCCAAGCAAGAACTCTTCGCCAAAATCTTTTTCTTTTTTTGATTCGCCACTCACCTTTGAGTCTTATTATTCTATCTCTCCATTCATCCTTCATCTTCTAATCTCACTATGTAATCTTTTAAATCTATTGTGTATTGTCTTAGTCTCTCTGCCATATTTCTATGCCATTCTTTATCTATGCCTCTAGATGCCATCTCCATATGATAATCGTGTGTTTTTAGAACCACTGCTATTGCATCTTGATATGGTCTTCTGACCAAAGATGTAAATGTTCGCTTCGATTTTGCTTTTATATCTGGCACTCAAACTAATTTCCTTGACTGATATTCACTGTGCAACCACCGACTGTGTGACAAGTTTGAGTAAGTGAATAAGATTGATTTGTTCCACCTTGTTGTAGTAAAGTAAATATTGTGTGTTCTGTTCCCTGTATTCTGACCTGTGCGTTATGAGAACCAGAACCCTTTTGTGTCATAGATGATTCTGAATCATCTGCATTTTGATAAAAGTATATGTGTGCGTAATGACTTCCTGAACCTTCTTGATGTAGTTCGTGTTCTACACCATCAACATGTATATCTAAATTGTGCGTATGTGTTCCGTTCTGATATACATCAACTGTATTAGTATCGCCCCATATATGACGACCATATGTTGCACCATTCCATTGTTCTACACTCTCAGTATTATTTACACCATCAACATCACCACCCCATGATTTACCAGAACCCCAATATGAAACCCATGAGATTGAGTTTCCATTTCCGTTCTGTTCTAAATTGAAAGTGTTACCTGCGTGTGCAAAGGAGAAGTCTACAAAGTTTCCATAACCTATTTGAGTTATGTTTAGATTCAAATCATCTCCACTACCGACTTGTTCGACATGGACATGATTGTCATCTGTCGGACCGGCAAATAGGGACGGCGTTGCTATGACTAGCAACGCAAAATAAAATAAAAATTTACTTAAAAAATCCACCATAGTAATAATCCTAGTATGAGGCCTTCACCCCAAGCTACCCATAACATTTGATATTCATCCCAACCAAACCAATCCATTACTTCCCATGTTAGGTTTTCATGCCACATTCTAAGTTCGTTAAGTTTTTCTCTCATGTAATTCTCCTTAGTTTTGAGTAATAACAATTTCGATTCCATCTCCTCGACCAAATGTTATGATACCTGCGTATCCTTCTACATTAGTTTCTAAGAAACCAGAACCTCCAGCTGCTATTACTATATTTATGACTCCATTCACACTACGGAAGAAAACTAAATCGCCATCTTGTTCAAAGACATTGTATTGCGAATCTTTATTGAAACCTACAGTTGCGCCTTTAAGTGCGAAACCAGCGACACCTGCGGCCACTTGTTCGTCACCTAATGACACTGTAGTCTTCTCTAGTTCTTCTATAACATCTAGTAAGTCTGTTAAGAAGTCGACATCCAGATAATCAATATCCAATTCACTAAAATCTTCTGCCATAGTATCTGCTAGTGCATCTGATTCTAATTCGTTGAACTCTAAAAAGTCTACATCTAGTAAACCTTGGTCTTGATTCTGTTCATCTTCATATCCTTCTTCTATCGCCTCTCGTATCTCCGTTGGAGGATTTACGATAAACATATTGTCAATCATGTTTGGTGTAATGCCTTGAACTATGACTGACGAAGTTGGTGGTGTATCATATGATGATACTACTGTAGCGGCATATGCCTCTGTTAATACAACTTCACCACCATCGTTGTATACTACTATTTCTCCTGATGATGCGCCTGTCTCTTCATCAGGAAGTAAAACAACCATTGTTCTTCCGAGTTCATCAATGGTTGTTGTGAAATCTGTCCCTCTCATTGTGATGTTTGCAGTTGGTGTTGCAACATCTACATTCTGTTTTTTAATTCTGTTGCCAGCACCCGAGGCGAATCTTGCTGTGCCTCTTGCCATTCTAATTGACATCTTTGATAAACTTGGGTCTGGGTCGTAATATGCCTCATCAATGTAGACAAGACTATTTTCTGTTAATGAAAGTTTTTCTTCATCTAAAAACTCAATCAACATTCTGCCATTGGCAGTTTCTGCTTCATCGTATATATTTACATCTGTTCCGACTTCTGATGTGAGTCGATTCGATTCTCGCACAAGTGATGTGACACCTGTAGATTCTATAACACCACCGATGGGTTCAGCATAACCGAACCCACTGATGATTAAAAGACTAACTATCGTTAGAAGCGTCTTTCTGATTGATTTGAATAACACTGTTATCACTTGTAATGTCTAGTGTGATGTGTGCATTAGGTGTTGCACAAGCATTGCTTGCACCACTTACACATGTTCCAGATATTTGATTAATATCTACATCAGCACTGTCGCCAGTTAATTCAAAATTTAGCTCTTGTTCGCCATCATTTTGCAAAGTGTTAATATTGTTTGAGTCACCTGTGATGTCAAAGTTCCAAACTAAGTCATCTGATTCCCAATCAACATCAAATACATTACTACTTCCAACTAAGACTAAATCTGCATTTAATCTTTCGGCACTAGCGGCAAAGCCTTGGTCTAAATCAAAGGTATTAGAATCACCTGTTATAGTGAACTGAATACTTGAATCATCGGCTGAACCTGTATCACCAATATTCCAATCTATACTGTTTGAATCTCCAGTAAGGATTAAATCATAGTCGGAAGAATCTGCAACAACTGGTCCAAACAATAAGTTTTGATTACCAATCATATCTACATTGATGTCTAAAGTAGCACCAGTAATAGTCATGTTAGCACCAGAACCACTAGAGTAGTTGTTCAGTCCTATTTTGTTACCAAAACCAATCTGGTCAATATATAACTTCAAGGTATCCCCTGTTTGTGTTATCATGACCTCGTTGTCATCAGTTGCTTGTGCGAAAACGAATGTTGAGCTCATAAGTAATACTAAAGAAAGTATTTTATTCATTTTCATTTTTCTCCTCTAAAGAGTGCAATTCATTCACGCCATCACTATTGTGTGGGTGACGATGGCCCTCTTCAATAATCCAAAAACCTCTATCATGTCCTTGGTAAATTAATTCCAACACAGCAGCCTCAATAGCTACTCGTGTTGCGTAAGTCACTGACTCATTATTTCCCACGCCGTCCTCGAATTCGACCAATTGTGTTCCTTCTTCTATGAATCGGAATATATCGCCTCCTTCGCCGACTGAAAGGATAGTCTTTCTAGTCTGAACATTTAATAATACTTCACCTGTTAGAACTGATACAGCTCTCATACTTACAGTGACAGCATCTTTACGATACTGTCTACTTACTCCAATCCCAAGTGTCCTTGCGCCTCGGCCACCTGTGAACAGATTGGAATCATAACCAACAATACCACCCTCAATAATAATTCCTGCGAAGAGGAGTGGATTCAATTCTTGATACTTGTCTTGTCCTTCTTGTTTCGCAAAGTCTTGCCTTGCACTTCTAATAATTTGCCTTTCTCTGACAAGATGGTCTAGTCCATTTCTTTCTACTACTCTAAACCATTTAGTGCCACCAGCAGTTTTCAATGCATCTATAACCATTGCTTGACCACCTTGTGTGACTGCTGTAGAGAATGATGCGATGTTTGGTAATTCTTTTCTTTGTCCTGTTAAGTCTTGAAAACTATAAACTGCAACTACAGGCATTTCTTGTGCAGGTGGTAATTGTAGTAATTCTAGGTATGAAGGAAGTCTTATGACTTCTGCCTCATCTACACAAATATATGGCATCGCTCTTTCAAAAGTTCTTCCCATTGCCTGTGCATAGTTTACTAAGTCATGAGGATACTCTTCACCCCATGTCTTAGGATTACAATCTTGTGGTTCGCTAGAGAACCTAGGGACTGATGCACAGCCTGATAATAAGATTGTAAGTGCGAGTAAGTATTTAACCATCGGGGTCCTGACCATAATTACCAGTACCGATTGGTATCTCGATAACTGTTTCCGTTCCATCAGAACCAACTATTGTCATTCTGATAAACTCTGAACCATCATCATTCGTTATGACTTCGTATGTCACTGTATTACCTTCTAATACAAATGAACCGAATCTTACTGCGTTATCGTTTGAGAACATAGACTCGACAAGCTGTTTTGCCATTTGAGCGTATATTCTGCTCTCTAAATTCCTTATAAATTTTGCTAAGGTAGAATTATCTGCCTCTCTCTCAGCTGCCTTTCTAGCTGCTTCCAACGCTTCTTCGATTGCCTTTTTTCTTGAATGTTCTTGGTTTTCTATGGTCAAGTAATGGGCGCCTGTTCCTTTTCCTGAGAAACTAGGATTTTTAAATTCATGAACTATTGGTGTAGCACCTAGAGATGCACTTATTAGTATTAAACTACTTAGTATTACTATCTTCACTATTCTTCCCCTTTAATATTTGAGCTTCTCTGTATTCTAATACAGTGTTAAGCTTTTCTTGAAGTCTTATCTGGTCTTGGTCCAACATTCTCATTTGGTCGATAAGTTTTATTAGAGTTGCTTGTTGTTTATCAATTTGCGGCTCTAATTCTTCTGTCACAAATTTCCAGACAAAGTATATAAAGTATCCCATTGCAAGTGCGATGATGATAGGAAAACCAAATTGGTTAACCATATCTGCAACAGCACCGAGATAATCAACTTCTAAGTCCAGAATATCTTCTGGTAATTCTTTAATCTCTTCTTGCATCAATACTTCCATCCTCTACGAAGTTTTCAGCACGAGCGACTCTATCTAAGTCTGGTCTAAGCTCTAGGGCTTGTGATATTAACAAGTCAATCTTGATTATATCGTTGTTCATAACCCTTGCTCTATCTTCCAACATGCCAATAATACCTGTGAGACTTTGGATATTACCAAGAACTCCTTCAAGTATATACTTCAATGTTAAGAAAATAAAGAATGCCATGACTAGAGAACCGAAAATCGGCGCTCCAACATCTGCTAAAAATTCTATCCAGTTCATAATATT